GCTTGCAAGCAGGACGTGGACGACAAAGTCATCGATGTCCAAATCTGCAAGGCTCGCCAAGGGCTGCGAAAGGCCGGGGCCGAAGGGCCGATCATCGTCAACGTCTATGCCGCCGGCTATCGGATGCACGCGGGGGCTTATGCGTGGTTGTCTGAGCGGCTGGTGGAAGTGAGGTTGACAGAGGGCGCGAACCTTGTTTCTGTCGCGACAAAACAAAGGGGCTGATCATGGGTAATCACTTGGACATGGCGCAACGCCAGATTGAAGACCGAGCAGAACTGAGCCGCGTGCGGGCAGAGCTGGCGATCCAGCGCAAGGCGCTCGCTAACCTGGAAGAGCGCGAGGTCGCCATCGTGGGGCGCATGGATGAGCGTTTGCTGGCCGTGGCGAGCTTGTTGGAGGCTGACAAGGTTGTGGGGTTGGCGGTTGAGCCGCCCGCTTTGGAAGTGACGATTGAGACAACGCCGGTGGATGCGGATGCGGACGCGGTTGATCTAACTGCGGTTGACCTAGCCACCGTGTCCGACGCCCCTGTTGACCGGCCCAACGGCGCAGCCGCCTTCTGATGTCGGCTATCGGAAACCCCGCCGCCGTCCAGGCCGCAGCCGCCAAGCGAGACCAGTGGGGCCGCGAACGCTACGAACAAGGTCGCCGCGATGGCGAGGCTCAAGCTGACGCCCGTTATGTTGATCGCCTTGACGCCGCCCGGCAAGAGCACCTGCAAGAGATCGCGCGCTTGGATGAGCGGCACAAAGCCAACGACATTGAGATCCGCGGTGCAGCCTATTGGCGCGGCAAAGTGATCGGTGCTGTCGGCGGCCTTGTGGTGGGGTGCTTCCTTACGGTGCTGACCGGCGCTTTGATGTTTAACCAGAACGAACGCGCCTTGCAGGCTGGCGCTAATGTGGCCCAGGGCGGCATGACCGCGGGGCTGGCTATCGATGCTTTGCAACAAGGGGCAGAACAATGAAGATTGGCGTTGGACTTCCACCCGGTTGGTCCGTTATCGGGACGATCTTTACCGGCGCGCTGCTGTGGATTGGAGCCCAGCTTCCCGCTTGGCTTTCTTGGGGCTTTACCGTCTTGACGGCGCTTGTCCCTGATGTCAGTGTGGCCCCTGTTGTTGAGCCCCCTGTGCAGTGATGGCAAAACGTCCCGGCCTCTACGCTAACATCGCAGCCAAGCGAGCCCGCATTAAAGCGGGCTCCGGCGAGAAGATGCGAAAGCCAGGCGCAAAAGGCGCTCCTACCGCGAAGGCGTTTCGCGAGAGTGCGAAGACGGCGAAGCGTTAAAGCGAAAAACAGAGTTAAACAGAGTTGTTTTGACAAATGGGACTTCGCGGCCCTCAACCAGGCACCGTAAGGAAACCGCAAAACAGCGGGCGAAAAAAGGGTACGCTAAATAAGGCGACCGTGGACTTGAAAGCCATTGCGCGCACCATGGAGCCGGAGGCGACCAAGCGCCTTGGTCAGCTATTGCGATCGGAGAATGAGGCCGTCGCCCTTGGAGCCGTCAAAGAGGTGTACGACCGCGCGTTCGGCAAAGCTACGCAAGTGGTTAGCGGCGAGAACGGTGGGGCTATTTACCTGATGGTATCAACAGGCGTCCCGCATGCCTCAGAAACAGATTAGCCTCGCCTACTACCCCCGCGAATGGCAAGTGCAGGCTCACAAGCGCAAGGCCCGCTTTCGCGTGCTGGCGCTTCATCGGCGAGCCGGGAAGACCGAGCTTGCGTTGATGGAGCTAATCGACGCGGCGCTTAAGACCACCGCAGACCTGGCTTATTACGTTTACCTTGCGCCGTTTCTGAAGCAGGCCAAAACCATCGCATGGGCGCGCTTGAAGCAGCGCCTGGCCCCGCTCCTGAACGTCAACGCTGTGGCGGTGAACGAAAGCGAACTGTCAATCAAGCTGGCGCACAATGGCGCCGTGATCCGGATCTTTGGCGGCGACAACCCAGACGCCTTGCGTGGCGTGCGCTTGGATGGCGTGGTCATCGATGAGGTGGCGCAGATCAAGCCCGAAGTCTGGCAGGACATTATTCAGCCGGCGCTGTCAGACCGCAAAGGTTGGGCGCTGTTCATTGGCACGCCGTCTGGCGTCAACCTCTTCAGCGAGCTTTTCTTTCGCGCTAAGACCCTGCCTGATTGGGCCTCGGCGCTTTACACTGTGTACGACACCGACGCCCTTGATACCGATGAGATCGCACGCTTGCGCCGCGACATGAGCGAGACATCATTCAGCCGCGAGTATCTGTGCGACTTCAGCGCGGCCGGCGAGGATCAGCTGATCTCCCTGTCTGATGTGCAAGCCGCGACGCAACGCCACTACGCGATCACGGAATATCAATGGGCACCTCGCATTCTTGGCGTTGACCCTGCGCGCTTTGGCGATGATCGATCGGTCATCTTTCCGCGTCAGGGTATGGTGGCCTTTCCGCCTGTTGTGCTGCGTGGCGTGGACAACATGGACCTGGCCTCGCGTGTTGCAGCCAAGATCGCCGAGTGGCAACCCGACGCGGTGTTCGTGGACGCAGGCAATGGCAGCGGCGTGATCGATCGCTTGCGCCAGCTTAAGCATGAAGTCACTGAGGTGTGGTTTGGCGGACGCCCTATTGACGAAGCGTACAAGGACAAGCGCACCGAGATGTGGTGCGGGTTGGCCGAATGGATCAAGCTAGGCGGCGCGATCCCTGATGACGTGGCCCTCAAGCAAGACTTGGCCGCGCCGACTTACGCCTTCACGCAGACGGGTAAGCGCGTGCTGGAGAGCAAGGATGACCTTAAGGCGCGCGGGCTTCCTTCGCCCGACCTTGGCGACGCTCTGGCCCTGACCTTTGCCGCACCCGTTGCAGCCAAAACCCGCTTTGAGCGCCAGCGCGATGAGCTGGCCCGGCCCCGATCGCGTGGTGAGTACAACCCCCTGGATATGGTCTGATGGCGATCCCGCGCGAGATCATCGCAAGCGAATGGATCGACCGCGCCTGGCCGCTGCTTGAAGAGCATTATGCCGAGCTGGCGACTGTGCCGGACATCATGTTGCTCAAGCCTGACGTCGAGCGCTATCAAACCCTTGAGGCGGCGGGGAACTTGTTTGCTATCGGTATGTTTGACATCCATGGCGATAACGGCGAAACCCTAGTCGGTTACAGCGTTAACATTGTGTGCACCAACCTGCACTATGGCGACCTCTTGATGTGCCAGAATGACTTGCTCTTTGTGCGCAAGTCACACCGGCGCGGCATGACCGGCATGCGGCTGATTACGGCGACCGAGCGCGCCGCCAAGGATCGAGGTGTCAAGATGATGCTGTGGCACGCTAAGCCTGGGACAACCCTTGATCGGATGTTGCCAAGGCTTGGATATGGCATTCAAGACGTCATTTATTCGCAGGTGCTGTGATGGCTTTGACCGCTGCTATTGCCTCAGTTGCCGCATCTGGCGCAAGCGTTTACCAAGGCCAAAAGGCCCAGAAGGCCCAACGCCGCGCCGCTAACCAAGCAACGATGCAAGCCGAGATGCAACAGAGCCAGGCCGAACGCGAGTTTAACCGCGCTAACCAGAAGCGCCCCAACGTCGCAGCGCTTGCCGCACGCAATCGCGCCATGAGCGGCGGTGGAGTTGGCGGCACATTCCTTACCGGCACAATGGGTGCGCCTACATCGAGCGGCATGTTGGGCCGCACGAGCCTGCTAGGATCATGATACCCAAGACCGACATGCTGCGCCGCTGGACGGCGCTTCAGACCGAGCGGTCTAGCTGGATCGCCCATTGGCGCGAGCTGTCGGACTATCTGCTTCCTCGCTCGACGCGGTTCTACAAGAGCGACCGGAACAAGGGAACGAAGAAGCACAACGCCATCTTTGACAGCACGGCTTCACGCTCCCTGCGTATCTTGTCAGCCGGCATGATGAGCGGCATGACTTCGCCTGCGCGGCCATGGTTTCGCTTGGCTTTGCCCGATGAAGACTTGATGGACTATGCGCCGGTCAAGGCATGGCTGGCCGAGACGCAAGGGCGCATGCTGAACGTGTTCGCTCGCAGCAACACTTACCTCATGCTCCATGCGTGCTACGAAGAGCTTGGCGCATTCGGTACGTCGGCGTCCGTCATCATGGATGACTATGACGCCCTCATCCACCATTACCAAAGCCCCGTTGGCGAGTTCGCCTTGGCCACGGATTATCGCGGCAACGTCAACACGATTTACCGCGAGTTCGAGAAGACCGTTGCCGAGTTGGTTGCCGAGTTTGGGTATCACCGGTGCTCACGCACCACGCAGGCGCTCTACAACTCAGGCAATCTCGATGCGTGGGTGCCGATCATCCACGGCATAGAGCCCCGCTCTGACCGCGATGCACGCAAAGCCGATGGTAAGAACAAGCCATGGCGCAGCGTGTACTTTGAGCCTGGCCGCGAGGACGCAGGCGACAAGGTGTTGCGCGAAAGCGGCTATGACCGTTTCCCCGGCCTTGCCCCGCGCTGGCATAAAATGCCTGGCGATGTGTACGGCAACAGCCCCGGCATGGAAGCGCTTGGCGACATCAAGCAGCTCCAGCACGAGCAGCTGCGCAAGGCCAATGCCATTGACTATCAAACCAAGCCGCCACTGCAAGTGCCGGCTGGCATGAAGGGGCGCGACCTGGATTACCTGCCTGGCGGCGTGACCTATGTCGATGCGCCCGGCGCGCAGAACGCAGTGTCCACGTTGTTCAACGTGCAGCTGGACCTGCAGCATCTGCTTTTTGATATCCAAGACGTGCGTGAACGCATCCGTGGCGCTTTCTATGCCGATCTCTTCCTCATGCTGGCTTCGACCTCTCCAGGTCGCATGACCGCGACTGAGGTGGCCGAGCGGCATGAGGAAAAGCTTCTGATGCTAGGCCCCGTGCTTGAGCGCCTGCACAATGAGCTACTCAAGCCCCTGATCGACGAAACCTTCACCCGCATGGTGCAGGCCGACCTTGTGCCACCGCCGCCTGAAGCGTTGCAAGGCGTGGAGTTGGACGTGGAGTTCGTGTCCATGCTTGCCCAAGCGCAACGCGCGATCGGCGTCAATGGCGTGGATCGCTTCGTTGGGGCCCTTGGCGCGGTAGCCCAGATGCGCCCTGAGGTGATCGACAAGATCGACGTGGACAAGTGGGCTGACAGCTACAGCGACATGCTTGGCGTGGATCCCGACATTATCGTCGCATCCGAGAACGTGGCTATCATCCGCCAGCAACGCGCCCAGGCCCAAGCCCAAGCCCAACAGATGCAGGCCGCGCAGATGCAGGCTGATGCAGCCGCCA